CTGTGAGCCTCACCTACACGCTCCAGAGCGGTGCAACAGCCACGCTCTCCACGTCCACATACCGAGTGAGCCGCTACAGCACGCCCGGCGAGATTCAAACGATCTACGGCGGGACGTGGCCGGCGAATCAGATTGAGGATGAAAACGCCATCAGCGTGACGTGGTGGGCCGGCTACGGTGCCACGGGCTCAAGCGTGCCAGCGTCGATACGGCACGCCATCCTGATGCTCGTTGGCTACTGGTACGAGAACCGCAGCACCGTGCTCGTTGGCAGCATCAGCAAGCCGCTAGAGTTTGCTGTGGAATCGCTTCTCTCGTCGCAGAAATGGGGCAGCTACCAATGAGCCTTGAAGGACGAATTAACGTAGACGTGCTGTTCCACGATAAGGACGGCACGGCATCGCTCAAGGTAACGAGCCTGCAGGACTCGAAAGCCTACACCACTGGCAAGGTTGCCATCGTGAGTGGTACGTGCGGCACTAGTGCCGTGACTATCCAAGTAGCGCCTACATCCTACAGGGACTCAAGCGGCGCTTTGGTTTCGTTCTTTGAGATTCAGCGCTTCGTAATTAAGTCCGGGCCTGCTGCCTTGGTGGTAAATAACCCATCTGTAAACATTGACGCAAACTCTTTGACAGTTGTCTCGGACGCCACTGGCGATTTTAGTGATGCCGGGCAACTGCCTACGGTGCGAACGCAAGCGGGAACGTCCTCGTACACCATTGCGATGTACGGCACATGATTGACGCTGGCAGCCTCCGCGAGCGTGTCACGGTGCAGCAGGCGTCCGAGTCTCGGAACGCTCTCGGGGAAACCGTGCTCTCGTGGGCCACGTTCGCTGAGCGTTGGGCCAGCGTGGAAGGCGTATCTTCCCGTGAGCTTCTGCAATACGGGCAGCAGCAGATTGAGGTTTCGCACCGCGTCCGCATGCGGTATCTCACGGGCCTGACTCAGTCCATGCGGCTTGTCTGGCGTGGCCGCACGCTGGAGATCGTTAGCCTGCTTGAGCACGGGAACCGAAGCGAGCACGAGCTCATCTGCCAAGAGGGCGTGTAATGGCCGTTGCTGGCGTGTATCTGTCGCTGGATACGTCCGAGCTCGTGCGGCTACAGCAGTCGCTGGGCAAGGTATTCGATAACGAAGGGCTTGCTTCAACGCTAGCGGAAGCCCTCGAAAGGGCTCTTGATCCTGCGGCACGCCGGCTGCGAGAGAACACGCCTGTAGGGCCAACAGGCAATCTAAAGCGTGCCGTGAATATGAAGGTTGTGGAGTACAAAACCAGCGGCGTGGCTGTGGGGCTGATTGGCTACAACCTGGCCGGGGTTGGAAAAACAAATAGCGCCGCAGGTGGCTCAGTGCAGGCCGGGCCAGACAGGGCTTTTCATCAGTGGTGGCTTGAGTTTGGCACGAAGCAGCGAGTGGTTTCCAAGCTCTCAAACAAGCCCTACCAGCGGAAGGCTCACCAAAGAACGATGAAGTCTGGCAAAGTGGCCAGCATCAAGGCTCACCAAGTCTCTGGGCAAAACGCCTACATCGCATCGTCCTACAGCGAGTTGGGGCAGTTCAAGATGATGAAGACGCCCCGCGTGCCGCGAGGGGAGAGCGGCCAGCGAGTGCAGACAGATCCTGCCTACCCAAAAGCGTTTTTCCAAAAGTCCAAGACGCCTATCGTGATTCCTGCCATGAATCCTGGCGGCAGCGGGGAGCCGCCGCTGCGAAAGACTTGGAACGAGTACCAAGGCAAGGTGGCTGAGCGGCTCACGTCTGAACTACGGATTTCTCTTGAGCGTGCCTTGGAGTCGCTCACGTACACCAGCACCGGCAGCGTCACTGGTGCCACCATCCAGGCTGGAGGCTAGCCGTGCTGAAGTCACCAGAGCAGGCAGCTGCTCGAGCACTCGTTGCAGATCCCGCCGTGGCCATGATTCTTGGCCAGCGTATTTGGCCCGTGATCGCACCGGCGTCTGCGTCCCTGCCATTTGCCACATGGCGACGCACGGGCGTCGCTCGCTCGCAGGGGCTGTCTGGCCCGATCGGTGCCACGTCTGTGCAGTTGGCGGTGGACGTGTTTGCCACCACCTACGAAGAGGCCCGCGAGGCGGCAGACCGAATCCGCTCAGTTCTGGATGGATGGGGCGGGCAAGTGACAGACTACGTAAGCGTTCGGAACGTCAGCCTCGAAACTGAGTCTGACGGCTTCGTGCAACTCGCTGGCGGTGACTTACCGCCCGTTTATCAGGTGACGCAATCGTTCTCAATCCTCTGGCAGGAGACTTAGCAGATGGCCTTCGAGACGCCGCATGATGGTTCCGGCACAGTCCTGACGTGGAAGAGCACCACGTACACAGTCACCAACGTTGTGGTCAGCATGACGGACCCAACTGCAACTGCGGACAAGATCTCTGTTTCGCACCTGGGACAGACCGTTGGAGAAACTGCCAAGACGCTTGATTACCCTCTGGCCGGCGCGGCGTCTGGTGACACTGGCCAAACCGTGCAGTTTGACTACATCGGCAAGACGCTGATTACCGACAAGGACACCGGAACCATCTCCATCACGATCGGCGGCACGTCGCTCCTGAGCCGTGTCGGCACCGTCAACTCGTCGACGCTGACGCTGGCGACGCAGGATGCGATCCGAGGCCAGGCCACGATCCGCATTGCCCGTAGCTAGTCCGTGACGGAGGCCCGTCATGGCTGACTACTCAGCGGGCGTTACGGCTACATGGAACGGCGTGAACTTCGGTGAGGTTACGGAGATCTCCGTAACGCACGGCGGTGCTCTTCCATTGGCTCGCGCCAGTACGTGGGCGCTTGACATTGGCACTATAGAGATGAAGTGCCTAACCACGGCGAACATCTCCACTGCCAACTACGGCAAGCGTGCGCAAGTCACCATCACTGGTGGCGGGCTCGCGTACTCTGGCAAGGCCGTGCTTGAGAAGTTCACCATGGCTGGCGTGGTCAACGATGTGTCCCGGTACGCCGTGACGCTAAAAGTCCAAGGCTAGGAGCAACCATGCTGAGCGTTTCTGAACTTGCTGCCCAGATTCTCGCGGCTGACGATCTTCCCGTACTCAAGGTGACGGTGCGTGAATGGAAAGGCAGTGACGGCAAGCCGCTGGTGCTTGGCGTTCGCGTCATGACGGTGGAAGAACGCGACTCGTACGAGAAGGAATGGATCGGGAACAAAGAGCGTGGCATCGACAACTTCCGGACGAAGTATTTAGCCCGCTGCCTTTGCCATCCCGAAAGCGGCGAGCGTCTCTTTGATGAGGCCGGCATCGAGCAGCTGTCGAAGAAGTCTGCGTCCATCGTTTCAAAGCTTTTTGAAAAAGCCATGAAGCACAACAACATGACCGAAACCGACGTGGAGGAGCTAGCAAAAAACTAAGCGTCCGTCCGACGAGACGTTTTCTGTTTCGTCTGGCGGGGCACTTAGGCATGACGGTTCGGGAGCTATCCCGTCGCATGGATTCGCAGGAGCTCACTGAGTGGATTGCGTTTACCCGCTACTTCCACGCTCTTCCTGATCCATGGCGGCAGACGGGCCTGCTGACGAGTGCCGTGCTTGCACCGTACTCCCAGCACGGCAAGGCACCGAAAGCAGACGATTTCAACCCCATTGAGAAACCACCCCAGCACGCAGACGAGATGAAGCGGGAGTTGCAGAAACTCTTGGCATTCCCTGAGTAAGCAATGGCAACTATTCTCTCACTCGCGCTGAAGGTGAACGCCGACGCCTCTGGCGTGGTGAAGAATCTGACGCCGGCTGAGCGGGCGCTTGAGAATCTGGCCAAGCAGGCGAGCAAGGCCACCAGCGTTTTTGACGAGTTTGCTAGCACAAGTGCGGCTGCGGCAAACGCTCAGTTCAATGCATCCAAGTCCATGGCCGACTTGGCCGACAGCCTCAAGCGTGGCGAGATCAGCGCCCAAGAGTTTGCGTCACAGTACGCAGACCTGGCCGACGAGATCAACAAAGAGGCTGCCGCTTTTAAGCGGGCAGCCCAGATCACTGAAGCCAATATCTCGCCGGCTGAGAAGTACGGACGCACGGTTGCTGAACTTGACGACCAAGTGCGGATGGGCCGCATCTCGCAAGAGACGTACAACCGCGCTCTAGAAAAGGCCAAGGGCGATCTCGACAAGACTTCTACTGCCGTTGCCAAGACCGACAAGGGCATGGAGTCTCTTGCCAGGAATACAAAGATTCTTGCCGGCATCGAGATTGGCCGCCTGTTCTTAGACGGGCTCTCGGCCATTGGGAACGTCTTTCAAGATATTGGCTCTCGCGTCACGTCGCTCGTCTCTAGCGTCAACTCGTCTATCGACACGCTGAACGACTTCTCTGCCCGTACTGGCATCGGCGTTGAGGCGTTGCAGGGCTACTCGCTCGCGGCCAAGTTGGCCGGCGTTGATACAGAGCAGTTCGGTGCAGCGGTTCAGAAGTTGGCAGTGAACATCGGAAAGGCTACGCCTGGGGACGCGCTCGACAAGTCGCTGCGTGGCATCAACCTGTCGGTACAGGAGTTGCGCGCCCTCGCGCCGGAAGACCAGTTCTCTGCCATCGGAAATGCCATTTCGCAGCTGCCGACTGCTGCTGAGCGTGCAGCTGCTGCCGTGGAAATCTTTGGCAAGCAAGGCGCAGCGCTCGCCCCGCTCTTCCGCGAAGGTGCCGCCAGCATTGAGG